GCAGAATTGTATATAGGAGACAATTTAATACAACGTGTACCAAGTGATTTCTTAGCCATTTATTCAGATAATTATGTGACACAAACAAAACAATATAATTTAGCCAAACTCGTCGGTAAACCACCATTAGAACTTTCTGGTACAGAGGCTATGAGTGAAACAATTGGTAGTTATTTATCTTCATCGGCACTCAACTTATTTATTGATATACCATTTTACTTTTATAATAATCCAGAACTCGCGGTACCACTTTGCGCTATAACTAAACAAGAGATTGAAATTGTTATAAAACTTCGTGATGTAGATCAGTGTATCCACTCTCTCAGAAGTGATAGTCCTTATGTTGGATATATAATGTATACCGGTTTAAAACCTAAAAATTTAATAAAAAGTTTAAAAGTAACAACTGAAATGATTTCTATAAATGAAGAGGAAAAACAAAAAATAATAAGTACTAAAATTGATTATATAATTACACAAATTCAAGAGAGTAAGTCTCAGATAGAACAGAGTACCAATTCAAATCCGGTGACAGTAAAACATAAACTCGAATTTAAAAACCCTATAAAAGAACTTTTTTTTATAATTCAAGGTATAAGAAAAACCGTGAACGAGTATTATAACGCAACATTTGATTATGATAATTCAAACAATATACTCGATAGTCTGTATATTAGTCACGAACAATTGAAAAGTCTTGAAATGACACTCGATGATACCATTATTTTAAATGAAGAAACGGGTAGTATTATAAACTTACGCGCGGTTCAAAGTGGAATACATCATACCAGAACACAATTGTTTAGGAGATACTATTCGTATAGTTTTGCTTTAGAACCAGAAAGGTGGTACCCCACGGGTCAAAGAAACTTTAGTTTAGTTAAAGATCAATTACTAAAATTAACTTTAACCTCTGAAACTGATTGTAAAAGAGAAGTTAGAGTTTTAGGCCTAAGTTACAACATACTCCGTGTAGAAAACGGAATTGCAAAAACACTGTTTAATTTATAATGAATCAACAGGAAAAAGACGCGACTACAAACTTAATAGAGCAGTTTCAAAATTCTGCTATAAACATCATTCAACCCGTTTTAGAACGGTCTATGGTACTTGCGGCCGAATACGCAAAAGCATGTGGGCGAGACATTGTTCTCGGCGAAGATATGGAATACGCCATGAAATATTGTGCCATGCACGAGGTCGGTAAGAAGATCGGCACACACTTTCCGGAAATATATGAAGAGGACGACGATTCAGAAGAAGACGATATTGAAATCGAAGAAGATGAGGATGTACCTTTTACACGATATTCAGGCCGCGAATATAAATTCGTTAAGATGAATATGGCGTACGATAATTGGGCGACGTGGGAACCAAAAAATCCGTCAGAATGGATGTTAAAAAATGCTATAGATAGTAATGAACACATCGGAACCGGAGGGATGGACGACGACTTCTGAATATTTTAAGATACGGGACGATGAAAGCTCTGATTCGGATTCAGATACTGAATCTGATACCGAATCGGAATTGGAATCGTTAGGCAATATCGGTATGTTAAAAGGATACATGAAACCAAAGTATTATAAAAAAATTTTAATAGAAGAAGAATTACTCCCTGATTAAAATCTCAGGATACTGTATATAAAATGCAAGAAACTGTTACGCTCGTTACGCGTGAACTCGAATCACAATCCCTCAACGCCATCGTCGCGGGCTTTTCATTTGCTGCCGCCCTTTCATGGATGGACTTGGTCAGGTGGATCGTCAACCAAGTTGTCAAGGTCAACAAAAACGGTGGTATGAACTACACTCTCACTGCCATGCTTACGACGCTCTTGTCTATCTTGGTCTACATCGGTATCTCGCGTGTTTCTACGCGTGTCCAAAAGCCAGCACAACCAATGTATGCGATTACCCGATAAGTTTCGGCTTACGCATAACTAAAAGTAAAAATAAACCGGTTGCGACCACCATAAATATAGATATAAACGCATCCCATCTACGCGGATCCTCCAGTTCGGGGATACTCATAGGTGGTGGAAGAGAATAGTCTCTTTCCACTTTAGGTATATTTTCCATTTTATCAGTCGAACACGTGACCGCGAGTTTAAGTATATGATTTGCATTTCTAAAATCATAGGGTATTAATCGATTATTGCTACTATAATAAAACTGAACACGTAAACTCGATATCGTTTTTTGTGACCCAGAATCAAAATTGTGTTCGACCGTATCGTCAACACCCGAATAGTTAATCACATCACCACACATAAGTATCCGACCCGTATAAAATGGTGTTTCCGAAAACACAGTTTTGTTAAACTCATCAGACCCGCTACTCATTTTAACTATAATAGCATCCGCACCCTGTAAATTTACACTCCCCGTTTTTAGTGTTACACCATCCGAAGAAACATTACTTGCAGGTAGACCTAATATATCGTGTGGTGTGGTGTACCCATTAGGACCGTTTACATACCCATTCGTACCACCATAAAAGTCGAATGTAAATGGGTATGTTGGTGCAGTAAACTCGATCGTATTTGTATCTCTATCGTATATTGCTGAACTTATATTTGAAGACTGAGTTACAATTTCATTTGCCAGTGTTGTTCCACTATAATTATCGTTTGGTAAAGATATAGTCTGTCCACTAATAGAAAATGTATTGTTTCTATCGTGTATTAATAACTGACTATTATGAATACGTGCTGATATAAGTGATATCTTCGTGACGTCATAAATGGGCGTTTTTAGGTAGACTACATAATCACTTGGATTTGGGTACAAAACGGGGTCTCGTTCACCACTATCTATATCTAAGGTGTGTACCTTCATTAAAATATATGAACAATATTTTAATGCGTGTATGTCTCAATTTTACATATTTAATAGATGCTATTAACCAATGGGTTATTTGCGAGCTGTCTTTTTGCTGTATCTAAGCTCATGTTGGTCGCATTTGGATTCATTTGACCCTTGTATGGATTAAAATTGTGGTAATCGTTTGGTCTATAGTGTTGCGTCCATGCACCATTTGCGGCATTTACTCTACCGTCTATACGACTCGTGTCTGAACGAACACTTGTGACCATACCACCTTGGTTGAGTGCGTCGGCACGAACGTTCATTCGGCCTGGACCAGCCATACGGTTTGCCTTACCACGTTTATCGTCTGGACGGAAACCGAATTCTTTCAATTCTTCGACTGTGTGTGGTGTGCCATACGTTCTCTTCTCACCAATCTTGGATGCTGGTGAATTCAAGTATCCGTGGTGATAACTGTTAATATTTGGTGCTGGTAAATTGGCGTATTGGTATTGTTCTATGGTACCATCGGTTTTATTACGTGTTGGTTCTTGTGCTCTCGTGAGTGCAGATACAACTCGTTTTGCAGCCGAGTAATTTAAGGTATCTGTTCTCGTTCCCGTTTCGGATCTATTTGTTGTTCGTTTAGTTTTTTCGTGTTCAGTTCTAACAGTTGCACCACTCATACCTTGTGCACGCCCAAGAACGGTCGGGAGACGCTCTGGAAGGAACGCCGTCTTTTCCGGTCTGTTGTGTGCGACTTCACCAACGATACCACGTCTACCACCTTTACCGTCGAACGCTGGGCCGGACCTACCTGGTAATGTTGTTAAGCGGTACGCACCGACGTTTTCTGGGTTAACACGGAATAATTGTTGATGACCACCAAATGCTGGTACTTCTGCACCAACACCCAAACCTGGACCGACAAGTTGTTTTTCGACTGGTGAAAGGTTATTCATTCGTCCAGCGTCGTACATGCGGTTGCGCATGGATAATATTTCACCCCCGGACGAGCGGCGTTGTGGTGCAATTTCAGCAAACGAACCAATTTCTGATTTCGTCGTATATGTTGGTTCTACAAGTGGTGATAAAGGTCCTAAATATGCGGACTGGATAGCAACATCTCTATTAGAAAATTCAGAAACAACTTCCGGTTCTTCTATAGGGTTACCCTCTATTGTGTATGCTTCGTCTGGACGACTCAATCTTCTACCGGCGTAAACTAAACCGGCTATAGCTAATATAGATATCGGATCAGCCATTCTTATTTCTTATTGAGATTTTTTATTGAGATATCTTTGCTGGAATAATCCGTTTTGTGTTTCCGCTCTCGTACTCACGGGTTCGTATGTTTGTGTTCTGATCGGTAATTTACATTCAACATTTTGAATTGGGTGAAACCCTCTTTCGTACGTTTTCACCAAAAGTTTATTAAATTGTGTCGTGGATTGTGGTCTGAGTTGATCCGATGTTTCTATAAATTGTGCCGGTGCACCTTTACCTGCCATATATGGCGCCGTTCCGTATAACATTGTATTTGGGCGACTCGAGCCATAATTAAGAGTACTGGGCTGAGGATACATAAAAACTTCTTCGGTCGCACACACTTGTGGGATCGCTCGGTCTTGAACAATTTTCATTCCTGGTTGTAGTTGATACGCCATTTACTATTACAAAAGATTTTGTTTGTGCAAATCGAGTACCTACATATGGTATAACTAAAATTAAA